GCTAACAAGCGTTTTGAGGAGGAACTTATTTGAACGATCTCCTTTCCATCCTAGCTGTCTTTTGGATACTACCTATGTCCTTAATCACCATCATGGCAGCTGGCACTAGACAAAACCCTTCCGACTCATACAGGTATCAATCATGGCAAAACCAGACCCCTTTGCAAACAGAATACGGGAACTCAACAAGTGGAAAGCAACTGATGAGTTAACCCAAGTGACCTTCGATATGGGTCACGAGGCAGCTCTCACCTGGGATTTGCCCGCCTCCTATGTATGTATTGTTCGAGCTGTAAAGCAAGACGGTACAATTAAGGAAAAGGCATACCGCCAAGCCAACGCTGCCAAGCGTTTTATGAAAGGATTACTGATGAATGAAGACGATTACGTAGTCATGACCAGTAATGCTGTAATGGACACCCAAACTGACATACCATGAATCCACATGATTTATCCGAGCTACTTTATAGATTAGGATACTATGTTGACGATGAGACTGGCGAGGTCATGATCGAACTCGATCCCTGTGGCCCTCCCCTCATTGACAAATTCCTGACTACATTAGCAGTCCAAGGCAAGTTAATTGCCAAACGAAATGAGTTGTGTGAGCTAGGTTTTTACTTACCTAACTGGAGATGTTTCAATAGCATGGAAGATTACTGTTCCGTATTTCCACATGAACCTCAATGTAAAGACTATGACATCTAAATTCTTAACACAACGACAGATCGACCACTTAGACGACTACGATTACGCCCTCTTTCTAGCCTATGGAGACGCATACAAACCTACAAAGACAGTTCCTGCTGGAACAGGAAGCGATCAGCTGTGGGAGACAAAGGCTTCACGATTCCATAGAGAAACTCGAAAGCAAATCCTACGCTTCCGCAAGCGTGTACGGGGTGTCATCAATCAGAGAGGCACTACCACATTTAGTGAAGACAGTTGATGAAACTTTCTACAAGCTAAAGAATGGACAAGCTGGTAAGTATTACGCTGAAATAAGCGAACATCTCGACCAACTTGAACCACTCGCAATCTCAACCATCATCCTCAAAATCACATTTGATAGGGTATTCAGTACACTCAAAGGGGCAAACCTAGTGACACCAACAATAGTTGCGATAGGTTCAGCACTGGAGGCAGAATGTAAGTTCCGCTGGTACAAATCGGAATATCCAGGATTGATGACATACATTGATAACAAGTACTTTCACGAGGCTTGTGGCACAGCACAGAAACAAGTCATTGCAAGCCAAAAGTTTGGTGAGCGTGGCATACGATGGAAGAGCTGGAGCATCAAGAGTAAGGCATCACTCGGAAGATGGGGGCTGTGTATAGTTATGGAGACCACCAACTGGTTCACCATCAACAAGCGTAAGACCCACCGCAAGCGTTATGAATACAGGGTAGTACCCACACCTGAGTTCAACGACAGACGCACAGAGCTGATCAAATCAGCCGAGCTATTCGCTGGTATACCTTGGCCAATGCTAGTGGTACCAGACGATTGGGGGTACAATGAAGAAGGTGAAATCATCTACGGTGGCTATCTTACCAACCGCATGATGAGGGGTCACGATCTAACAAGAAAGGGCAACCCCACCATAATACACGGAGAGACTCCAATGAACTTTTTAAACAAGTTACAGCGGGTGAAATACTGTGTAAATCTTCATGTACTGGATGTAGCAGAGGAGATGAAGAGTAGAGGTAGAGTAATAGGTAAATTTATACCTATAAGCCCCGCCACTAAACTACCACGTCCCGCTGATGCAGATGATAATGAGCAATCTAACCTAGCTTGGAGACGAGCTATGGCAGAAGCCTACAATGCTGATCGTATCAATTTCAAGAGATCGGTCAGAACCAGAACACAACTAGAGGCAGCTGAAAAATTTAAGGATGATGTCTTTCATCTCTGTTGGTCTTTTGATTACAGGGGTAGAGCATATCCAATACCAGCTTTCCTCACTCCACAAGATACAGACTTTGGTAAAGCATTACTGAGGTTTTCAGATGAGGCTAGTGTGACAGATGAAGCAGAGCTATGGTTATCTTTTCAAGTAGCCACAACGTTCGGTCTCGATAAATGCACACTAGAGGACAGGCACCAATGGGTGGCTGAGAACATAGACCTCATCACTAAAGTTGGCACTGACCCTATAAGATATTTGTCTGAATGGGAGAGTGTCGAAGAACCTTGGCAATTTATGGCAGCATGTCATGAATACTACCACTGCTGTATCAAGAAAGACAAAGAGACTACAGGGCTAATGGTTGCAGTAGATGCAACATGCTCAGGATTACAGATACTAGCAGGTCTTGCTAGAGATCGTAGTACTGCAGAGCTTGTGAATGTCGTACCTAGTGACAAACCTAGTGACGCATACCGAGCTGTGGCAGATAAGGCTAAAGAGTTTCTCCCTACGTACATGCACCCTTGGATGGACAGAACCGTGTGTAAACGCACAGTGATGACCATACCCTATAATGCTACTAAAGATAGTAGTCGCAAGTACATACGTGAGGCATTACTTGATAAGAACATAGATCCAACTAAAGATGAACTAACTCAGATAGTCAATGCTGTCTATCAGAGCATGGACTCAATAGTGCCAGGGCCTATGCAGGTAATGAGATGGATCAAGAAGCATGTCGGACTTTACATCAGAAATGGTGCTAAAGAAGTTCAATGGGTCACACCATCTGGTTTTGTTGTCAACCAAAAAAGGGATGACATAGAGACTACAAGGATGGAGCTACAGCTACTAGGACGTACAAGTATTAGACTACCTAACGGTAAATCTAAACCAAGTCCTAATAAGCATAAGTCAAGCACTGCCCCTAACTACATACATTCATTCGATGCTTCGATCCTTCACAGATCATTTACAAAGTTCGATGAACCATTCACAGTTATCCACGATTCTGTTTTATGCAGAGCAGGAGACATGGGAACACTCAATCGCCTTGTGCGAGAAACCTACACCAATATCTTTTCCGAAGAATGTTGGCTCTCTCGATTCGCAGAGACAATACAAGCTTCCGAACCACCCCCAATCGTTGGGACATTAGACCCTAAAGTCGTTTCTAATTCCACCTATTTTTTCTGCTAAACATGGCAACCACCTACGTAACACCAAATCCTGTAACACTTGATGGCTTCCAAGCTATCCTTAAAGCAGGTGAGTGGGGCTACAAACTATCCGCACTTGTAAAAGAGGATCTTGTAACCAAACTTGAAGAAGAGCGTGAGTCAGCTCTAGAATGGGCTAGAAGCAAGGCAAAGAACCCTAAGAGGGTGACAGTCAAGCCTGAGCCTTGGGAGGAGCTAGACAACGATAAAGGTACATATCACATCCGTTTCAGCTGGAGAGATGGCGACAAGGTATTTCCTGTTGTTGTTGACACAGAAGGAACACAGATAAAAGATACAGACACACCAATTTACAGCGGAAGTAAAGTTAAACTAGCCTTCTTCCAAAAGCCATACGTCCTACCAAGCGGTGACATTGGTACATCATTAAAACTAAAGGCAGTACAAGTTGTTAGTCTTAACAGCGGAGCTGGAGTTGTTGACAATGGTGACATGTCAGTGGACGAGGCAGCCGAATTGTTCGGTAAGGCTAAGCTAAAGGCTTTAAGGTCGAAGAGCCAGCCCCAGATGCAGCACCTTGCTCTGTTGAACCTGACGATGACTTCTAATGAGAAGTAAGTTAGAGGAAAACATAGCAGATTTGTTTGAAGAGCTTAACATAGACTATGAGTATGAATCTGAAAAGTTATCATACATCATCGAGGCTAAATACATTCCTGACTTCAAGGTTGGGGATGTATACCTCGAAGCTAAGGGCTACTTCCCATCTGACCAAAGGCGAAAGATGAAGGCTGTTAAGAAAGCTAACCCTGACTTAGACATTCGTATCATCTTTCAAAACCCCTTAACTAAAATATCCAAGCACTCCAAAACATCCTATGCGATGTGGGCTGAGAAAAATGGATTCCCTTGGTGTGTATATTATGCAATCCCAGTTGACTGGATCAAATGAATCAACCTTCCTACATCACACCAGCTGTCCTAACTGTGGTTCGTCAGACGGTAATTCCGTATATGATGATGGACATACTTATTGCTTTGTATGTAACCACTATGGTAGCGGGGAGACAAGTGATGATTGTGAAAGACCGCCCCAAAAGAACCAAACTATGTTACAAGGTCATCCTACCAAACTAAGGAAGCGAGGTCTATCAGAAGAGACCTGTCGTAAGTACCGCATCCACAAGGATGGAGAAACTCTACGCATGCACTACTTCAACAAAGCAGGGCAAGTATGTGGAGCTAAGGTAAAGACAAAAGACAAAGGCTTCTGGATGGAGGGTAATAATACCGACCATCAACTTTTTGGGCAAAATTTATTCCCAGATAAGGGTACAAGGCTTACCATATATGAAGGAGAGCTGGATGCAGCCTCTGGATGGGAAGCACAACCCAAATGGCCACATGTATCCATACCAAATGGTGCAAAGGCTGCAAAGAAAGCATTACAGAGGGTACTAGACCTACTTCAAAGCTATGAAGAGGTAGTATTATTCTTTGATAATGATGAGGCAGGTAGACAGGCAGCACAAGAATGTGCGGAACTACTACCCCCTGGAAAAGCAAAGATTGCAAGACTTGAGAAGTATAAAGATGCTTCTGATGCACTACAAGCTGGCGATTCTGAGGCAATCAGACGAGCTATCTGGGATGCAAAGACTTACAGACCAGACGGAATTGTTGATGCCAAATCTTTGCTTGATGTAATCACCACACCTACACCCCCCGCTGATCATGACTACCCATTTCAAGGACTACAGCTCAAGCTGCACGGTATTCGGTACGGAGAACTTGTTACCATTACTGCAGGATCTGGTACAGGAAAATCGAGCTTCTGTAGGGTGCTTGCAAGTCATCTTCTCAACCGACAAGAAAGGGTCGGTTACTTGGCACTTGAAGAATCTAACCGTAGGACAGCACTCGGCTTAATGTCTGCTCAACT